GATTATAAATTTCTAGCTAAATGTTCTAATAAAAATTGTAAATTTCAAGGTGTAATGAAGGTTAAAGATGAATTGTTAGAAGGCGATGAATTCATTAAAAATATTAGAATTCAGAGATGGCCTGTTCAGTTTATTAAAGTAAGAGATTTAGGTATTGCTGGTAAAAAGAAAATTTATTATCGTATCGAAGATAAATATTCTAAACCAATTATGAAGGGTGATAAATTTGTAGTAGCTAATGTTCCAGAAACTTTCATATTAGCTTGCAAACAAAATCCAATTAATCCAGTAATAGAATTACCTGCTGAATTAACTTTTCATTATCAGCATGAAGGCATTACAGAACCAGAATGGGAAGGATTATCAAAACCATTTTTCTTCTCAGCATGGAACGATTTATTTATGAGTTTTATTTTACGTAAGGCTCAGGAATGTATTGCTTCAGATCATTTTCTTCCTAATAGATTTATATTTCCAACGTCGTCTAGTGGCACTGATCCGTTAAGTAAAATTGATGGTGCTGCATGGATGGGTATTGTAGCTACTCAATTAAAGAGACAGCAAAATGATCCCAATGAAATTGGAGTTGTTCCTTTTCCTGTTGGCTATCAGGCTTTGGGTGGCCAAGGAAAAGCTATGTCTTTACGGGAAGAAATTGAATTACAGGATCGTAGAATTCTTACTCAATTAGGAATTCCACCAGAATTAATTTATGGTGGTATGACTTGGAGCGGATCTAATATTTCTTTACGTATGTTAGAGAATTTATTTTTATATTATATTAATAAACAAAATACATTTATTAGATTTTTAGTACGTTATTTAGCACGTATGACCAATAAGCAAGCTCCAAGTAGTGTTAAACTTAAACCATTTAAAATGGCTGATGATATTCAGCAAATTCAAATGCTTTCAAATCTTGGTGCGCAGGGTCGTATTAGTGAAAGTACAGCTTTGGCTCAAGTTGGTATTAATATTGCCGATGAAGCTAAGCAAATGGAAGATGATAAACCCTTCCTTGAGAGAATTCAAGCAGCTAGACAATTGGCTGCTGCTGAAGTTAATAAAGAAGTTTCTCAAGTTACTAATGAAGGTCAAGTTGATGTTAATTTAAGAACACAATTATTACAAGGTCAAGAAACTCAATCTGCTCAATCTAATATAGGTGATGGATTTATGGCTACAACTACTCGTGGATTTGTGAATAAATTTAAAGATTTATCTTATGCTGATAGACAAAAAGAATTAAGAAATTTGCAAGCTAAAGATCCAGAAGTTTATATGAAAGTTATGGCAGAATTAAATGGGGTTTCAGCAGATCCATTACCTGAAGTTAAAGGTCCAAAATCTACTCCCGAAAAGGCGAAGGTATGAGTTTAATAAAATTAGCATTTAATCCGGGTAGTTTATTCCCTAGTTTTTATAGTATGAGAGCAGCTAGATCTGGGAATCCATTAAAATTTATGATGTCTAGAACTAATGGTCCTATTAGAAAAAATATTATACAAAGATCAGCTTTAGCTGGAGTAGCACAAGCTGAAGCTAATATAAGAAAAGGATTAGTTCAAGACTCAACTACTTTAAGAGGCGCTTTTATAGATGGTGCATTACTTGGACAGTTTGGACGTATGGGAATTAATGCATTAGAAGATATTCATAATGTTCCCACGGGAACTAATAGAATTGCTAAAAGTATATTAAAACATTCCATTTCAGATGATGGTCAATTTAAAATTAAAAATATTGAGGGAATGATTAATTTAGGTAATGATGCTCATAAATTTTTAAGTGTAGCTAAGAAAGTTCCAACCGCTCATTTAGGAACTATTAGTGGTGCCGCTATTGGATATACTCAGGGAGATAATGAGCATGAAAAATTAAAAGGTATGGCTAAAGGTGGATTAATTGGTGGCGCATTAGGTGGATCTGTTAAGAAAATGATGAATTTTACACATGGTAAATTATCTATGATGCCTAAAATTCATAAAGAATATTTTAAAGATAATTATTGGAGATCTCAATTAGAGGCTGCTAATAAACCTTTTTATAATAAATTAATTGGAAAACATATATTAGCAGATCGCTTAATGTCAACTCCTGAAGCCAGAGCGCGTCGTATAGCCAGATTCGATAATTGGCAGAAGTTAATGAATACTAACGTAAGGGATTTGGGTCCATGGAAAAAACGCCAGTCGTAAAATCTCATTCCGAATATTTTGAATTAACTAATACTGATGAATTAGGTGAATATGTATTACTTTTAGATAAGATTGCTAATAATAATCATAAATATCATATAGTTGATAATGATATTAGATTAGATATGTTTGGCAATCCTTTTATTATTTTTCAGTATAGCGATATTACTGATTTAGAAGAAAAGAAATTAAAAAAGAAATTTAGTTTTTTTGGTGAGATTATTTCTAGAATTCACTTAGACGAATATGATGATTTAATAAATAAGGATTGGGCTAAAGAAATTAAGTTATGTTATATTGGAGAATTTACAACTAAAGATAAAGAAAATCCAATGTTTTATCGTATAGTCATTTATTATAAAATAAATGATAAGAATGTATTAGATGGTTCTTTATTAAATCAATATATGCCTAACGATAAGAATGTAAAGAAATAGGAGAATGAAATGTCGTCATTGTCAGATCTAAGATTAAAAGCTGGTCAGAATAAAATTACAGAACGTGACCAAGAATTAATGAAGAAGTTTACAGAAAATCCAATTGATTCAAATAGTATGCCAGAATTATTTTCAGATCAAATGACTTGTTTTTTATTTGAATCAGTAATCAGACCATTGGATAATGCTTTGGTTATTCATTTAAAACATCTTCCTCCCGCGTTTCGTAATCCTAGATTTTTTGATTTTGCTACAGAATTTATCAGAGATCGTATTGGTAAATTCGAATCACTTAATGCAAGTTTTATTGGTGAACTAGATTCAGCTAATAAACTTAATAGTTTAGATTTAATGTTTACTAAGTATTATCCAGCTTTAATGGGTGATATGGATTTTATTAAGCAACATACTGCTAAAGTTGGAAAGCAGTTGAATGATCTTTTAGTAAGAGAATTAGATGCTCATATATCTTGAATGCAAAAATTTAACATATGCAGCAACAACTCTTTATTGGAATATAGAACCAGAGAGTAAGGAAACCGTATCTCATTTTGGATATATAGTTCAGATTTCGGAAGGCGAATTAGGTCCATGGACTGATTTATATACAGATCCAATTTATGCTTTTGGATTTGTAGACACAGTAACGCAAAGAGGTATGATAGATCAAAGAATTTTTTATAGAGTAAAAGCGGTAGATATAGATTCAGATGCTGTATTTTATTCTGATAATCTTTGTTTATTTAATGAAGCTGATAATTTTATTAGCGATTACATTTCTGAACAAGAAATATTATATTTAAAAAGATTTGGTCAAGAATGTTTACATTTTGCTAGAAGAAAATTTGGTGATCGTTGTACTTTATGCTATGATAAAGTTCAGAAAAAATCAATTCTTCCAAAATGTCCTGTTTGTTTCGGTACAACGTTTGTTGGAGGTTATTTTGCTCCAGTAAAAATATATATAAATACCGATCAGCAACCAATTCAAATAGATAAAACCGATTATGGAGTATCTGAAGCTGTAGCTTTATCGGCATGGACATCTAACGAAGTATTAATTGCTGCTGATGATATTTTGGCATTTTTAAAGAAACCTTCTCAGCGATATAAAATTGATAGAATAGTTCCTACATCTATCAGTAGTAATACGGTACGTCAAATATTAAACATGACACAATTAAGAGCAGATAATCCAGCTCAATTACTTCCTATAGATATTACAGCTTATACATTAGATGAATTTAATATCTTTAGAAGAGACTGGAGAATCTCCTGTGGATTATAAACAATTTTTATATAGCAAGAATTTTAATCCGGGTTATTATGGTGTAACTGCTACTATTCTTTATTTACAAGAGATGTTTTCTATAAATAAAGATTTAGGTTATATATTATATAGTGACGATACCAATAAAGAAGAGTCATATCAATCTTTATGGATTGGAACTAAATTTCAATGGGAAGAAAAATATAGAAATAAAAGACCAGCAGCATTAATATATAGAGGAAATTTAATAAATGGAGCAAATGGTACTTTGGGTCAAGGTAGAGTTTTTTCGGTAAGTAGAACTAATGAAAAAACTGCATATAAGGATTATGTTTCTTTCCCAATTGTGGTAGAATGTATATCAGAGAGTGATTTGGAAGCAGAAGCTTTAAGTGCAATGGTAACTTCTTTTATTTCTTTAGATCTTAGATCTTATAGAGATTTGGGACTTCAAGTGCAGGGAACTGTAACAAATACTGCACCGCAAATATTTGAGAAGGGTAACACATCTTTTACAGCTTCTACTATATTACAGATTCAAATGGAAAGATCTTACATTGCTAGATTGCTGAGTAAAGATAAATTAACTAACATTCAACTTAAACTTAATGGCTCAACTGCTTTAAATATTGAATAGGATTTTAATATGACTTATACATTACCCGGCGTTTCTGTTACTCAGATTTTACTTCGTTCTAGTCAGAATCTGGCTAATAGTTCTATGTTACCTTGTTTCGTTGGATCAATTAATCAGGTAGTAACTAACTCACCTATTAATTTAACTTTTCCAATAACTAGTGCAACTATAGTTTATCCAGGGTTAGCTTTATCTGCTATTATTAAAACTTCCAGTATTGCAATTACTATTAATAATGCATATGTGCAGATCGGAACAAGTGCCGTTACTGGATCGGCCTTAGTTGCTAGTGGAAATATTATTCAGGGAACGACAGGTTCGTTCTTAAATGCCGTAGCTGGTGATTCCATCATATTTAATACTCTTACTCATGGTAGTTATACAATTAAATCAATCAATGGCGATGTGGCTACTATTAATGAAATTATTTCATATCCCGCTGCAATAGCTGACGCCTTTACAATTCAAAGAAGTGTTGGAAATGTAACTGCTATAATTGGAGGAGCTTCTTATGCCTCATCTTCATTTACTTTTACTTCTCTTGAATATGGTACTTATAATATTATAGCTGGAACACCTTATATTTCTTATATAGCCCTTAGAAAAGATCTTACTGGTTTTTACGATGTAACTAATCTTGATGATTTAAAAGTAGATATGGATGTAACGATTAGTAATCCATTGGGTTTCTATTTAGGAACCGTTGCTCCTACCGCTAATGGTGGATCAGAAACTTTAGCTTATATCTTAACTGACGAAACTGACACTTCTTACATAACGGCATTAAGTGACTTATCTACTAGACAGGATATCTATTTACTAGTTCCTTTAAGTAATAGTACAAATGTAGCAGAAGCCTATGCCGCTCATGTTACTACAATGTCAGAACCAGCTTCTAGTTATTTTAGAGCGACCTTACTTAATGCAACTTTACCAGTATCTTCTATATTGGTTTCAGAAACTTATACTCATAGCTAAATTAGGAGATACATAAATGACTGCATTACAACCATTAGTTATAACTGGAACAGGATTTCTCACTGCTGGTGTTAAGATTGGCGATACCGTAGCTACGATAAGTGTAACTAATACTGCCTACACTACTACTAATTCAGGAAATCCATTAGTTAGTGGTAAATTATTATCAGTAGGAGCTACACCAAATG